CAAGACAATTACGACACTAGCCCAGGAACATCGGGCCGCAATTTTTACTACGTTAAAATCAATGGTGTAATACCAGGGCTGTAGCATGAACGAGTACACGCCAGAAGAAATTCAAAGAGCAAAAAAGCAGGGATATTTTATATCTCCTGGCGCAATACAACATTTTAGAGACCAAGCAGCGAATCTTGGTGGTCCCAGGCGAGAAAGGGACCGAGACGCTTATGAGGCATACATGCAAGCAATAAAAGGGGGGTTGCAAGAAGCAGGAAAGACAAAAAAGGATTTTTATAAACGCCCAATGAGCGTAAGACAAAGTGCGTTACAAGAATCTTTGGGAGTCAATGAACACGGCGATGCAATGGAAGTAGAGTACGTACCTGTAGGTGAAGAAAGGTACAAAATGTGGAATCCCGACGAAAAACCTAGCAAAGAAGCAATAGAAGCGTGGGACAAATTCAATTGGGCTGTTGAAAATAATAACAAAGATGTAAGGCAGCAAGCATGGAATGAACTGCGTCAACTTGGTCATACCCCTGAATCTATGGGCAGATTAAGAGTTACTGTACCAGCACAAGAACGAAATCTTCTCGACATAGAAAATCAAAGAGCTTTGTGGGAAAAACACAAGCGGCAGAACCCGCCCCCAGAAAATCGTTTTGGCGCATTTAATCGCTACATGCAGAGTGTAAACCCCGCAGTTTAGAAATACACTAATTAAGGACTATAAACCAGGAAAAAGAAATGGCATACGGACAATATGTATCCATAGACGTAGACTTGGACTCTACTCTTGCGGACACCCCTGCGATTGCAGTTGGCCCATTTGAAGCGGGAACAATCATCTGCCCTGCCTCAATGACGGGACAGACTATCAACTGTTATGTATCGGACTCAGAGACGGGAACGTATAGGGTTCTCTACGATTCTGACGGTTCTACGGCGATTCAGATTATAAATGCAACTCAACAGGAAGCACAGAAAATCCCCACCGCAGCGTTGGATGGGGTTGTGTGGTTGAAACTATTGCCAGCAACAGACGATGTTTCTGGTGTTAAACTAACTTTTAACTAGGAGAGTATTTGTGAGCGGCCACAGAATGACAGCGGATTTACTGAAAGCGGACTTCGATCAGGGCGATCCTGGCGATGCTGGTAGCATTACCGCTACGGGCAACTGGACGGTTGTAGAGTTGGTTACTACTGGTGCAGAGACTCGCACCCTGAAAGATCCTGTAAAGTCCGGCCAAGTAATTATCCTCACACTGAAGACGGATGGTGGGAACTGTGTTGTTACAGCCGAGACTGCTTGTAACACTACGGGGAACAACACCATTACCATCGGTGACGCCGGTGATGTCGTTGTATTGACAAGCATCCCGAACGGAACCAGTGGATACAAGTGGATTATTACTGCGAATGATACCGCAGCACTTAGCACAGTGTAATCATGGATCATGGCAAAAGAACGTCAGATTTCCTTATCTTGGCCCGCAAAGGGTTTGGACAAGAGGGGGGCATACGAGCAACAAGCCCCGTATTCCACACCCTCTGCGCTGAATGTTTGGAGCGATGATCGGACTGAAGGCCGGGAGCGTGGCGGTAGTCGCCCCGGCTTGGGTAAGGCGTTCGCCCAACAGATAAGCGGGACTTCCAACAAGATACTTCTGTTAGAGACTCTACAGTACGTCAAGGACTCTGAGCGAAAGACAGAGTTGTTGGCATCTTCCAACGGCGAGTTGTGGTATCAATCTAATGCCTCAACGATGACGAAGGTGACTGATGGGGAGGATGGCAGTTCGGGAACCCTGCCAACCCTATCTTCTAGCAACCTTCTCACAGGATGTTCTTTGGGCGGCAAACTCTATATCGGGGATTACGATGATGAGGTTTGCCGCGATACAGATGGTGTAATTGCTGCTGACGGTGTTAGTTTTACTTCTTCTAGTGTGGGCAATTTTGCCGCCTTATCGCCCGCTGTAGACAAGGACGATCACTGTCTTGTTATCACTTCCCGAGGTGTGGGGACGAACGAGCAGCAGCGGATATCAGTCGGTGTGCCGCCGACTGGGGGAACTTTCTACCTTAGTTACCGTGGTGCAAGGACTGTGGACTTGGATTACGATGCGGACGGTGATGCGGTTCTGGCAGCATTACTCAGTCTTTCATCTATTGGGAAGGATGCTTCGGGCAACGACAACCTTCGGCTTATCAGTACCGGGAGCGACACGCTGCCCGATGATCCGGTTGTAGTTGAGTTTCAGAACGATCTTAAATACACGCCACGCTCACTTATTAGTGTTTACGACGACAATCTTACGGGTGGCGGGACGAACGAAGTTCAGACTATCTCTTCGGACGCTTCCGGTGGAACGTATGCCCTCTGGGTGACTGTGGACAATGTGGCCGAGGTTACTGGCCCCATAGCGTATGACGCCAACACAGCAACGGTTGAATCCAACATAGAGGGTTTGTCTATTGTCCCATCGGGTGAGGCAACCTGTAGTGGTGGTGCCTTGCCGGGAACGCCGGTAGTTGTCACGTTCTCAGGTTCACTTGGCAGTAAAGACATTTCAATCATAGCGGTGGACAACGCTGGTGCTACGGGCGGGACGGTGACGGTAGAGGAAACAACTGCGGGTATTAACACGGACATGCGGGTTTCTCGCGTGGTGAAGGGGGCAAGTGGCGGGACGATAACTGGGGCATTTAAGATTGCCACCGTTTCTACGACTACACTCACATTAGCTGCTACGCCAAATCCAGAGGGGGCAACTACCCTAGAGTTTCGCATTGTCCGCACAATGAAGGTTTATGATCCCGACGACGACACCCTAAGATCGGTTTATCACAACTGGTTGATGGGTTCTGTGCCGACAAACTGCGCAATGATTACTTCTTGGCGAAGTCGTCTAGTGGCGGTAGAGGCTAGTGATCCGCAGAACTTTAAGATGTCCCGATTGGGTAATCCTTTAGACTGGGACTATACGGCAAATGATACTCAACGTGCCATTGCGGGCAGTTTGGTATCGACTGGACAGATAAGCGAACCCATTACTGCCCTTATTCCATTTCATCACAACTGTTTAGTTGTGGGGTGTACTTCGTCTTTATGGATTCTTACGGGCGATCCAGGGTTGGGTGGTGGTGCGCGTAGGCTCGATCCCGAGATAGGGATACTCGATAAACGCTCTTGGTGTATTGTTGCAGGCGGGTATTTATTCTTTATGAGTTTAGATGGTTTGTACGTCATGCCCCCTGGGTGTGGTACGCCCCCTACGAGTGTATCTAGAGAGATTTTACCTGAAGAACTACTAGACATAGACACAACCGCTAAGACGGTGACGATGACGTATGACTTGCGGTTCAGGGGTGTTCATTTGTTCATCTATGATGGATCGAACACGGCTCATTGGTTCATTGACATCAGAACTCGATTAGAGGGTGATAAGTTATCGGCGGCATTTTGGCCTGTGGCCTACCACGCCGATCATGGCCCATCCACCTGCCACGCTAGAAAGAACACAACCACATCAGAGTCTTGTGTAATATTCGGTGGTAAGGACGGATATTTAAGAAACCTTAAAACTACTTTGGATCAGGACGATGGCAGCAACGCTATATCTTCTCACATTGTTTTTGGCCCTTTTGCTTTGGGCGACAGCAAGGGTGTTACTGAGGGCAAACTAACATCTCTCTGTGCGGCACTTGCTAGGGGAAGTGGTGACGTAACGTGGTCTGTTCACGTTGGGCAGACTGCCGAGGACGCAGTAAATGCCGCTGCTAGAGAGTCAGGTACTTGGACGGGTTACTCTGACGCTGGCCTTCAATATAAAGCCCACCCACGGGCAAGAGGTGCTTACGCCACAGTTAAAATAACAAGCGCGGGAACGTAATGAGCGCACGCGATAAAATACAAAGAATAAAGGATAGGTTGTGTTGGAGTCCCGGCGATAAAGTCACACCGGAGCAACTGGGCGATTTAGCCAATGCGATGGACGCAAACTTCGATGCGCTACTAGACGATCTTGATCCACTACCTGAACCCGACAAGTTTGATTTAGAACCATCTGATGTTGGAGACATTGAAGAGGATGGCCCCGGTGAACTCGGTGGCAATGATGGTGGGGATGACGGGCAGGACGGGCGCGATGGTGGCCCTGGCGGTGGCCCTGCCGGGTGCATTGTCCCTGCCAACACGCCCACGGGGATTATGGGAATGAGTGGTGGACAGCCTGGAACTGGGATTGCGATACTCACTAGCGTCCACACGAAGGCGGCGGCGGACGAAAAAGAAGCGTTCAATGATGCTATTGAGGCCACGAATGGAGCGGACGTAGAAGGGCCATTTGGCGATGTGCTTGCCTGGGATACAGTAGCAGACGCCGTAGATACGCTTTTCACTGTGCAAGAGCCTACAATGAAAGATCCAGAGGAATTCAACAAAGACAATGTGGTAGTTGCCTACAACATAAGTTCTCAGGAGGTTGAGACGGGGAAAAACATTCTCTTGGGAACAGATGCAGAAGGCAGGTATTGGGTGTTGGTGGAGAGTTGCGATGAGGATGAGGATGAGTCTTAGTGAACATCTAGCCGACGCCCTTGCTGTTTTAATCTACATTGTTGCGATAGTGTGGTTTTACTTGATGCACATTAGGAAAGATTGATGGCAATCCCCTTCAAGAAGAATAACCCCGGTTGTCCTTGTTGCGGGCAACCAGAGTGTCCATGTGCCTGCTACGCCTTTGACGACAACGCAGAGGATTCCTCAATTAGCAACCTACACTTAACTAGTACCAGTGCCTCTCTTTCTGACTACACTACTGGAAAACTAGGCAAAGCGTTTAAGCACACCGGCTCGCAACATCACGAACACGCTCATCATGATTGTTTTACCCCGAGCGTGGGTGATGGTTTGGCAGTCTGGTTCTGGCTTAAGGTAGTTACCGCTCCGTCCACATCATCAGATTGGCAGGGCATTGTTACAAAAGGCAGAATATCTTCATCGCCTGTCTTCACCGGTGAGTGGGGCATCTTTTGGAAAACCCCGCCTGGCGGTGGTGCTAGCGGGCCATCGATGTCTTTCGCTTACAACACAGGCAGCGGGCCTGCCACCGTCGGGGATTTGGCTATAGGTTCTGACATTTGGTATTTTTTCCATTGGAGCTTAAACACCGTCACCGCCGTCTCTACGCTGACTGCCTACAATTCCAGCACCGACGAAGAGTTTGGCGGTGACGCTGCGGTAATAGTCGGAGAAATTGCTGCGGTTCCTGCCGAGTTGATGCGTGTCGGCAATAACACTGATGGCGAGATCCTCGGGGCCAACAGCGGCGAATTTCTAATCGACAACCTTGGCTTTTGCAAGGATATAGGCACAGAGGCAGAGATGGAAGAGCGGGCAGAGAACCTTTACAACGATGGGGATGGGCGGGCATGTAATCACGCAGGATATGAGGGCGGGGGGTGTTGTGCGTGAACCGAGTCGCCAGATATGCCCGAGAATACGCTATTTGGGCGAGGGCAGGAAAACCCTATCGCAGCGATTCAGACAT